AGACGTAGTGTCCATTCCTAACGATTACAACCAAACTAAAGGTCGTGCATGTCGTTATGAAGTGATTGGTGAAGTTGGTGTCAACCCAGAAGATAAGGATGAGTTTACTCAACCAGTTCAGGCTAATGCTAACAATAACACTTACAAGCCAGTAGGACCTAAGGAAGGATCTACTAATTTCTACAAGGGTTACAGTGATGGCTACAACAACCGTCAATATAATCTTCCTGATGTAAACCGTAAGGATTACGATGATGGTTATGCGAAGGGTGAAATTGCTCGTCAAGACGGAAACCCAGAACGCTATCGTTATGTTGAGCCAACAAAGGTTCAATCTGGTTCTTGGCCTAAGCCAAAGAACGATTGGATCGAACCTTAAACAAAATGGGCACTAGTTGCCCATTTTTTTAACACAATAAATCCTATTTCGTGTATAATATACACATATTATTAAATACACAAGGAACACAATGAAGTATGCACTGATAGACACTGCTAACACTTTCTTCCGGGCTCGTCACATCGCAAGTCGTGGACAAGACGCATGGTCTAAAATCGGTATGGCGTTACACTTAACACTTGCAAGTACAAATATGGTTGTACGCAATCACAAAATTGACCACGTTGTGTTTTTGCTTGAAGGTAAGTCTTGGCGTAAATCAATCTATCCACAGTACAAGGCACATCGTGCAGTAGCAACACAAACTTTGACTGAGGCAGAAAAAGAAGAAAATGAAATGTTCTGGGAAACGTATGATGTTTTTACAACATACTTAAAAGAAAAAACCAATTGTAGTGTCCTGCGTCACCCAGAAGCAGAGGCAGATGATTTAATCGCACGTTTTATAAGTCTACATCCAAATGATTCGCATGTTATTGTTAGTAGTGATTCCGACTACCTTCAGCTTATTAGTGACACCGTACATCAGTACAATGGAGTTACTAACGAACTCATTACACTTGACGGATACTTCAAGGATAATGGTAAACAAGTATTAAACAAGGACAAGACACCTAAACTATTAGAAGGTGCTCCTGACTATTTGCTATTTAAGAAAATTATCCGAGGTGATTCAGGTGACAATGTATTCTCTGCGTATCCAGGGGTCCGTGAAAAGGGCACTAAAAACTCTGTGGGAATCTCAGAGGCTTTTGAGGATCGCACGGCTCAAGGCTACAAGTGGAACAATTTTATGTTACAACGATGGACGGATCATAACGGTGAAGAACATCGTGTTAAGGACAAATATGAACTTAATAAAACGCTCATTGACCTTACTGCTCAACCCCAAGATATCAAAGACAAGGTTGATGCAACAATCCGTAGCGACTTGAAAGTATCTTCTACTCCTCAAGTTGGTCTTCACTTTATGAAATTTTGCGGTAAATATGAACTTACTAAAATATCTGAACAGGCTACGAGTTATGCTCAGTGGCTCAATAGCGAATATAAGGGCTCGTTACATGAATCACATCCTGCATAGACAAATTTACGCTGGTCTCTTTGAAATTATCAAAGACAGACAATGCTACTACCACAGCAGTGTGGGTAGAGACTACAGCCATTTAACTGAGCAAGGTAAAGAGGCTCTAGTCAAGTGGATTAATGCTATGGCATGGGAAATGCTAGAACTTGAAAAAGCAGAGTTAGATGCTCGTGCCAAGAAAATGATGTGGGACGAATTAAAGAAATGACCTTTGTTGTAAACGATACTAATTTTAGAGAGATTCGGCAAGGTGACGATGACTTCTATATTACCGACGGTGTCAAAATTGTACCCCGTGCGTATATTGAAATATCAGACATGTGTCCTGCTAACATGAGTTTAACGATTCAACGAGCAATGGCTGATGGCTATCTTAAAACTGTAGCGTGTGTCAAAGTAAAAGATTATATGTGGGAGAAACTTAGTGACTAAGAAAATCTTCTACGAAAAAGTTGGAAGAAAATATGTCCCTGTCAGTGAGTATGACAGTGACCTTTCCTACGCTCTACCAAAGGGTTCGCATTTGATTGTGTGTTATCCTGGGGGTAGTTCTACTCGTTACCATATTGACCCAGCGTATGCACCTTTGATTGCCGCAGGCAGAGTAGCAGAAGATGCACTATCCAAAGCAGTTGTAAAAGCAGGTGAACTTCGCTTACAATATAAAGACAGGCAACGAGAACTAACACCTGAACAGTTAGAAGCATGGAACAAACTCGTTGAAGTGTTTGGTGACAGTGCCAAACAACTTGAGTGGCCAAGTGCAAGAGAAGTAGCGGAAGCTGGATTAAAAGCATTAGAAGATGAAGCAGAAAAAATGCTTAAAGTACCATCAGTAAGATTGGCTTACGAGCAATTTATGATGGTATACAAATTAACAAAGGATGAACAAGATGACACTAACAGCTAAACCAATCGTTAAGGGCGAATACTGGGTAGTTACTGATGGTAACAAAAAAGTAGGTAATGTGGTTGCTGAAGGAAGTGGATTTGATGTTAAAATTGGTAATAATATTGAACACTTTACAACAACCAAACAGATTGAAAAGAAAGCTCATATTGAGTTTGAAAAGGTCAACAAGCTAAAACAAGAAACTAGCACACCGCCTTTTGCAGTATTTCCTACAACAGGTAATCGTATATTCAATAGTGTTTTTGATATCAAACGCAAACTTCATTTATACACAAAGACACAAAAGAGTAAGTGTTTTCATGCCGCAGGCTGGTTCGCAATTAAACAATCTAATGACTATGTTCCGGTATTTTGCCCAAAGTATATCTTTATTCAACGGTATGAGTACAAAGGTCCCTTTAAGACTTTAGAGGAAGTAAATAGTAGCATAAATAAATAATGATTCACATTAAAAAGTTTATTGATAAAATTGCCTTAATGGAAGCCCGACAAGGGCGTGACGTGGTGTTGCCGTTGAGTGACGCACGTGCATTACGTGACGAGATTACAAAACTTCTTTTGGATCAAAAAGAAAATACATCACAACAACCAGAAGTCATTGAAGTAGTGATGAAGGGCGGCAAGTTTTAATGAGCAGAACACAACCCAAAGTTTTGTTAGAGATAGTTGATAAAACTACATACAAATGTGACCAAATCGTAGAAGCTGCAGGTATTTGGGCAGTGTTTTATGACGGACAACCAATCAACTTAAAAAGCCAACACTACTTAGATAGTGAGACTGTTCCCAAATACAAAAAGACCAGTTTCAGTAATCCAGGTCACGCAAGGAACCTGTGCCGTAAACTTAATAAACAATTCAATTCAGATAAATTTACGGTCGTGTTTATGAACAACGGCTCTAAAGTTTATCCAGATGACTAAGCTAACTTACAAAGAACAAATCACAAAGACTGTTGTAGACCATCTTTCTGATGATATCATCACCTTTGATTATGCGATGAAACACTGGTGGCAGAATCCAAGACGTGATGGGGCTTTACGTTTAACTCAAGCAGGTGATATCAGTTTTCGTTTAGCTAAAATAGAATACTACGACCACCCGTTCAAAACTAAAGAAACAAGTTTCTACCAATTCGTTATCGATTTGAGTAAGAAAATCAAATGCCCATACTATATAGATGTTCAACCTAGTGATAAAGGTCATAAGCCTTACCTTCGTTTGTATGATGACCGTATAAGTATGATGCTGAATCTGTATGGTGATTTAGATAGTTACTTGAAATCAGTTAGGACAACCAGAGCTAAATAATTGTCAACGGAATACAATGCTAAGGCGTTGTATATATGTAGGGGATAAAAATGAAAAAACTGTTGTTTATATTACTAATCGGTTTTGCGAGTATGGCACACGCACAACACCATAATCATCGTCACCATGGTGGTTCACGATATGGATGGATTGCACCTGCAGTAATCGGCGGAATTGTGACGTATGAATTGACTAGACCTGCTCCAGTCATCGTTCAACAACAACCAGTTATTGTTCAGCAATATCCATCTACACCATATGGTTATCACTATGAAAATATCTTAGATGCTAACTGTAACTGTTACCGACTTGTGTTGGTACAAAACTAAACTAAGGAAACTTAAAAATGAAAAAACTTATCGCAATCGTAATGGCAATGTTCGCATTGACCGCATTCGCCGCAGAGCCAGCCGCTACACCAGCAAGTGCTCCAAAATCTGAAATGAAACTTGCCAAGAAAAAGGCAGACAAGGACGCCGAAGCTAAAGCAGCCAAGGCAGGCAACAAAAGTGCCCCTGCCAAGAACGAAAAGGCACCTGCAAAAGCTGACGCTAAGCCAGCAAAGTAATTTATCACTAGAAATTGACGATGAGGGTGACGGTCCACCAGGACCGGACGAAATCGACCTACAACGAGGTTTCAGTCGCCCAAAACTCTCTAAGCCTTTTGAAGAGGATGATGATGTTTCCGATTACGTTGCTATTCGGTTAGCTGTGATTAGAGCAAAAACTCTACAAAAATATAGAGAAACCATGCTATAATAGCATAAATAAAGTAGTTAGAGTTCTACTTAAAAACTCAACACTTAAACACACACAGGAGAAAATTATGTTTAACACTTTCGCATTCCAAGCCGTTGATTCGGTTCAATCAGCTAAGAAACAATTCGTTTCTACATTTGTTCAACACGAACAAATCAAAGATGCACTCAATGGTTTTATTGACGCACAAGCATCATATACAAAAGACGCAATCACTGCAGGTTCTGTTGCTTTCACTAAAGTAACTGAGACTTTCACTGACCGCACACCGTACGTTGAAGCAACAAAGAAAGTTTCTGACTTCTTTGCTCCTCTCTTCCCAACTGCTACTGCTAAGTCAGCAAGCAAGAAGGCTAAGTAATATGTTCATAATCCTACTAATGCTATGTTTAGCAGTAGCTGGGGTTTGGGTCGCTCGTTCTCAACGAACTTTAGGTTCTAGTTTAGAACAGTATATTATAGACAACAATCCACAGAACAACGGTGATGTTGAACGTTTAACTGCTGAATACAATATGAAAAGTAAAGAAGGTAGAATATGAAACAATTCTTTCTAAGCCTTCTGGAAGCTATTCAGTCGGCACGTGAAGCAAAGGCAAATCAAGCTATCCGTGGATCATGATTACATACGTCCACACTAACATATATAAAATTAGTGACTATGCTAGGCATTTGAAATCACTAGACCAAGAGGATCGTTATTCACGTTTCGGTCATCCTGCTAGTGATTACAATATTGACCAACTGATTTTAAATATGTGTTATAATCCAACAGACCATGAATTATGGTATGCTCGTACTGACGAACAACGAGTTGGATGGGGACATATGGCAAAGAATCAAGATGGTACATGGGAACTTGCAGTATCAGTTGCAAAAGAGCATCAACGACAAGGCATTGCAGATAAACTAATGAGTGAAATGATTGTATGGGCTAAGTTCCATCATATCCCAGAAGTTTATATGCACTGCATTGAAAACAACAAAGTTATTCAACATCTTGCTACTAAGCATGAGTTGAAAACTAGAGAAAAAGGTGATGGCGAAAGAACGGCAGCTATTGAAGTTCCAGAGCCTAACTTTGTAGAAGTGAACACCCAGTTGTTCAAAGAGCAGGCTGAGATTGTGAACGAGATTAATAGATTAAGAGGTAAACTTGCTAATCTATGGTTGAAACCTATCTCACCAAACTGATTGACTTTCAATCAATAAACAGACATAATACACACACAGGAGATACACATGTCAACATTCGAAACACCAAAACTACCAGAAGTAAAGTTCAACAAAAACGGCTACGAGATTCGTGCTGATGTTCTAGCAATGGCTAAGGACATTGTTATGCAAGAGTACCAAGTCAAATTCGCAGGCTGGGAAATGTCGTCTAAAAAAGTAGACGGTCAACTTGTTAGCACAGTAGCAATGCCAGAGTTCCCGGGCATGGACAAGATTTTGGAAACCGCAGAAAAGATGTACGGTTTCGTTAACCAATCTAAAAAGTAATACTTTAGTACTACAAAATGCCCCGCAAGTCGGGGCTTTTTTTCGGTTGACAATAAATCAGTTTGGGTATATAATATACTCATAAACAGTTGAGAAAAGGACACAAAATGTTTAACGCAAAGCAAATCAAGTTGATGAACATCCTGGGTATTGTCTCTGAATCCGAGCGTGAAGTTTTTTATGAGGGTTATTGCGAAGTGGCTTGTGAAATGGCTGCCGAGGGTATGAATGCAGGTACATTTGCAGACTATTTGCAACGCAAGGTTGATTTCCAATTGTTTATCGCCAAGCGCAATGCGTCAAAGTCATTGAAACAAATGGCTTGACAAATAATCGTTTCGGGTATATAATAGAATCTTAAACAGTCAAACAACAGGAGTTACAAATGGCTACTCGTTCAGCAATCGGTGTGATGCATGGTGACAAAGTTAAAGCAGTTTATTGTCATTGGGACGGTTATCTTGACCACAACGGTCGTATTTTGTTGGAGCACTATAATTCAGCAAAAGCAAATAACTTGGTAGCACTTGGTGACATTAGTTCATTGGGTTCAGAAATCGGTGAAAAGCACGATTTTGATGTCCGTTTCACTAAAGGTGCTATCGGCGAAAACTGGACTAAGTTTTATGGTCGTGACCGCGGCGAGACTGGCGTTGAGTTCAAAGTGTTTCACAATGACCAAGAATTGTTCGAAGGCATTGACGCAGAATACTTTTATGTAATGAAAGACGGTGTGTGGTATGTCTCTGAGGGTGCTGAGTGGAAAGTACTGAGCGAGGCAATTGCCGAAGAAGAAAAAATCGGCTATAAGGATTATTAAAATGAAATACTTTAAAGAGGTCACTGAGTGGGCAGATAGCAATAGTGCTAATCACACATACTACATGAAAGATGACAAGTCGGCTATGGTCGGCTACATCAAAGTGGGTAGTAGTGACCTCTTTAAGTTCAAAAACCCTATTAAGATTGATACACGAGGACGCAAATTTGAAGTATTGAAAATGAAGGGTGAGCCGGACGAAGTTTATTTTGGTAAGAAGGAAGAACCAAAGAAGGATGTAATCACAGTACAAGGTAGTAACGGTAAAGAGTATTACTTGGAAAAGATTGGGAGTAAATACACATGTACATGTCCTGGATTCACATTCAGGCAAAAATGTAAACATGTGGATAACTTAAAATGATTGAATTGATACGCACTTATGCAGGATATACTAGACCGGAAGGTAGAATCAAACAAACCTTTGCCTATATGTATCGTTGCAGTAAATGCGAGAAAATTAAAGACACAATAAAAGAACTCAAAAATTCTGGTTGCACACATGAACTCAAAACAAAGACGCCAGCTGGATCGAAAAACAAAGTATAAAGTCACTATAACTCGGCGTGAAGGTGAGAGTTGGCTTGACTATGATGACCGCTCGGAAGATGCAGTAAAGTGGTGTAGGAAGAAAGCTAAAGGTTCCTATGTTATTCAAAACGGGTTCCACTCAGCAACCTTTAAGTTTCAAAAAGAAAGTGACGCAGTGCATTTTGGGTTGATGTGGATATGAAAACATTTATTGACCTTGAAACTGGCGGCGCAAAGTATGGAGAGGTCATAGTTATGATGGCTAGGCAAACTGGTAAGAGTACAATCATACAACAACTAGTCGAAGAAGAAGCCAAGAAAACTATATTCACTGCGGTGAGTAGCGAACTAGTTGATGGTGAAATGTGGTATACAGTTCGCACAAGTAGCCCTATTATTTCCAAATGGATTAGAAGTCAGGATAGAAAAATGTATGTTGAGACAACTGCAAATTATCCTAACTACTTTGATGTACATGAAAAATTGTACGTGATGCTGGAGTTAAAATTTAAATGAAAATCGCATTGTGCAGTGACCTGCACTTAGAATTTAAAGACATTGAACTATACAACACCGAAGGTGCTGAGGTGTTAATCCTGTCTGGCGACATTATGGTTGCTGATAGTTTACACAACCATCAACCACCCACTGTAACTAGTCCATACGAACCCTACAAGCAACTAGGTCATAACGCATTAATGGCTCAACGCTATCGAGGCTTCTTAGAAAGAGTAAGTAAAGAGTTCCCGCATGTTGTGTATGTTGCAGGTAATCACGAGTTCTATCACGGCAAGTGGAAAGGTTCTATTGATGACTTGCGTATTGAGGCTGCACGTTATCCCAATGTGTACTATTTAGAACGTGACCTTAAAGAAATTAATGGCTACACATTTGTGGGTGCAACATTGTGGACTGACTGTAACAAGAATGATCCATTGACACTTCACGCATTGACAGACTTGATGAACGACTACCGTATCATTCGAAACGATGAACACGGATATACTAAGTTGCGTCCAGCACATTCAATGTATCGTCACCAACAAACACTTAACTATTTCAAAACAGTCATTGGTGATAGAAAAGACGAGCACATTGTAGTAGTTGGACACCACGCTCCTAGCTTGGAATCTATCCATGAAAGGTATCGTAATCCTTCTCAATCCTTGATGAACGGTGGTTACGCAAGCGACCTATCTGAGTTCATTTTGGATCATCCTCAAATCAAGTTGTGGACTCATGGTCACATGCACGACCCATTTGACTACAATATCGGTACTACCCGTATCGTATGTAATCCTCGTGGATATGGTGGCCATGATCCTCAGGCTGATGTGTTTGAATTAAAGTTTTTGGATATCTAAAATGAAACAAGGTGTCCAATATGTATTGCACAAACATAGAATGTGTCGTATAATCTATGTACATTGTGACAACAATGAAACATTAAGGAAATTTAAAATGACAACATTGACAAAAAGCGAACGCCTAGTAGAGGCATTGAAGACAGGTGAAAAATTGACAGCGGCTCAAATCAAGGCACGTTTCGGTATTGCTAACCCAACAGCAACCGTTTCTGACTTGCGTTTGAACGGTGGTTATAGCATTTATGCTAACCCTACAAAAGACTCTAAAGGTCGTGCTGTTACCAAGTACCGTTTGGGTACACCAAGCCGCGCAGTTATTGCCGCAGGCTATCGTGCATTGGCACAAAAGGCTTAATCAGTCTTTATTTAAAAAATGGGCAATTCGTTGCCCATTTCCTATTGCAAAATATTCAAAACGGTGTTATAATAACTCTATTAACAAGGAGTATTTGATGGGTTTCTTTCACGACATGATGGTAAAGTTAGGTCGCTATCGCTTGGTTCCAGATAGGACAACAGGTGAAGATTATTTGCATCGTTATTACCTCTTCTTAAAAGATAGAAAAAACTTCCCCTTTAACATTACACTTCATAAGATTGTGAAATCTGATGAACCTGTGTTGCACGACCATCCCTGGCCCTATATGACGATTGTACTCAAGGGTGGCTACTGGGAACATACACCGGTGTTTGACAATGATGGTAAAAAGTTTGCAGAATACACTACATGGCGCGGTCCCGGTAGTATTATCAAACGTGGTGCAAACGAATATCACTGGCTTGAACTTGATGAAAGTGTTGGTCCCGCTACTACATTGTTCTTCATGGGACCTCAACAACGTGACTGGGGTTTTCTTAAAGGTGATACGTGGTTTCAATGGCAAGATTACTTGAAGGGTAAAAAGAATGACTGACCGTTTCGATTTAGAACAGCAAATTATGAAGTGCTGGAACATTGTTGAAGAAATTCAATTACTCAACGAAAATGTGTTAGAACGTGACGAAATGACCAAAGATGAAATTTCTAATTTCTTGTTGGGTCTATCAACTATCTATGATTTGAAGTTTAACAAATTATTTGACCAGTTCGGTACAATGGTAAAGGAGAAAAAGATTATATGATTGATTTGATTAAAAAGATTTGGGCAGGCCCCTTTGCAGTAAAAACTAGTTTTTTGTTTTTACTATTTGTAGTTATTGTTATGACATTGGCTAACCCCGGTAAGATGATATTTGCTTTCGGGTTGTTGTTTGCTGTTTTTAATATCATTGAATGGTTGGATAAAGAAAATGAATGAAGAACTACGTGAGATTCTAATCATTCTCCAAGAAGAATGCAACGAAGTTGCAAAAGAAATTTGCAAGATTATGCGTTATGGCCCTGACCAAATCAAGCCAGGCACTGAGTTAACAAACATTCAACACTTAGAAGGTGAGTTGGGTGACTTGGGGGCAATGATTGAGTTGTTGCAGGATCAAGATGTGGGCGTAACTCGTCAGGGTATGCTAGATGCAAAAGCAAAGAAGTTTGAAAAACTCAAAAAGTGGTCAAATCTGACTATTAATAAATAATATTATGGAACTCTTACTCATTCTCTTAGTGTTTGTTGTTGCCTTCCAGTTAGGCAAGATGTATGGTTTTTACAAAGTAGCCATGCTATTAAGACAAGTTGCAGACGAACAAGGCATTGACCTTGAAAAAGAACTTGGACTTATCAAAGAGAACGAAGAAAACAAAGAGATTGACATAGTACGTAAAC